ATTATCTCAATCTTAAAAAAAACTATCGTGAACTTTTTTTGTTCTTAATCTTTTAAGAAGTTTGGTTATCTTTAAGTTTTTTATCGTTTAACCAACAAGCCGATAAGTGTATTTAAAACTATTATTATAATAATTACAACTATTATCTAATCTTTTTTTGGTAATTCTTTGATACTAAATCTTCTTGAGGTATAGGCTTCTTTTGCTGGTACTACCTTCTCAGGTTGTGCTTTGTAATTAATAGTCTGCCACACAACCTTATGGCTTTCAGAATAGCCTTCTTTGGCATCTTTTATTGACATCATAATGCTTTTCTTAGCTTCTTCGATATTGTCCTTTAGGTTCTTTATTTGTGCTTCCCAAGCCACAATGTTGTCTATCTGTACTTGGTCTTGCTTTGTCAGTTCTGTCGATTCACCATTGTCTTGTGGTGTGATGTAACCAGCTTCTTTGGTATCAAAAGGGTCATACCAATCAAGGTTGGCTACACGATTATTAAAATCAATTACTGTAGGTTCAAGCACTTCTTTCTCCCATTTTTCATCACGCTGATAGAAATACATTCTTAAATCAGAACCATTCAAAACTGCTATGACTGCCCAAGAATATTCAGTTATAGCCATCAAACATTTAACTTGAGTTACACCACGATAAGTAGGCAGGGTTTCAGTCAAAGGTGCATTTGTTGTCTTTATCTCTATAATTCCATTACCATTTATTTTAAAGCCTTCACCATCTTCTAAATCAGGACAATAAAAACCTTTATCTACATCTTTAGTTACAAAAATATTATCTGCTACACCAATAGCATCTATTGAGCCATTGATAGTAACTTTCTTGTGTCTTACAGCTTCGGTAATAACTAATTCTGCATCAAGTAAGCCAATCCTTTTACACGCTAATTCAGCTATAGGTTTTTCCAAGACATTACCTACTTCCATATAATTATTAGTAGGTATGGATATATCTTCACCATTCATGGCTTTATGACAATTCTCCAATACTTGATTCCTAGTTTGGTAAGGATTGTTTCCTGTTATAACCGCATCAGCTATCGAAGCTGAAAGTTCCCAATTTACGCTAAGTTTTCCAACAGCTTCAGGTGTATGGTCTATCTTTTGTGTTTTCATATTTATCTCCTTTATTCAATAATTTCTATTTCTGATTCTGTTTCAATAACAACTCTTGCACCGCAAGATAAGATTGGTTTTTCATTACCACCATACCTAACAACGCTATCACCAAATATTTTTACTGCATGACAATATGTATTTTTTTTGCCTTGCTTAACTGTAATAACAGGCTCATTGGTGTTGTTTTTTTTATTCGCCCTTATCTTGTGCTGATTGACATGAATATAGGTTTTCATATTTATCTCCTTTTGTTGTGAACTAATTCAATTTCCATTTCTAAATAATGTATTGCTTTTTTGAGGTCATTGATTCTATCGTCTTTATCTCTACTGATGTATTTAACAGCATTGCCACAGCAGTAGGATAGTTTGTTAGCCAAGATATATTCTATTGGTTCTATGCCTAACTTCTTGTAGTGATTACCTGCTATTTGTTTTGTTAAGCTTTTTGGTTTTTTCTTCATCTTCTTCTTTATCTTTATCCAGCATCTTTTTTAATGCTTGATAAAACTTCTTCTCGCCCTGTTTCTTCTTCGGTGTCTTGTACTGATAGGGATTCTTTTTTTTCATGCTTAATGATAAATTCTTTTAAATCAATGAGCCAGAGTTTCAAAGTCATTGCTTGGCGTTGGTGAAATTCTTGATTGCCAAAGTCTTTTAAAGCCTGTTCATTATGAAATTCTATGATTCTTGTAACCATAGCTATACTGTCTTGATAAGGCATCCTGACTGCATTACTAAAAGTTCTTTTGACTTTATCCATAATGTTTAAAAACTTGGTCGGTAATTTCATCAACAGAATCACGACATTGTATAGGCTCTTCTTTGCCAACCAGATAAACACAAGTAATGCCATGTTCTTGAAAGACACATCTAAAATCATTGAAGTCGATGTAAACAGAATCATGCGACATATTAAGTCGCAGTCTTAATTTATTCATCGTTCTAATAAATTCTTTACTTGCGATGGATACCAAATATCTTTGCCATATCTAGTTTTGATTTGTCTATCTGTCAAACCATCAGCAATGCCTTGTAAGTTTTTAACACCTGATGCTTGTATCTCTTTAATAATTGGCATTACATTTTTCTTATAAGCCTGATATTTTTCAGTTCTAGCTTTGCTCATGGCTTCCCATGAATTTTTCATTTTATTATCTTCTTTCATATTATTTCTCTTCTAATTGATGGAACTTCATCCATATCCATTTTTCTAATACTTCTCCTGTATATCCCAATGCTTCACCTTCTTCTCTTAGGCGGTCTAGTATTTCGTCATTAACAGGATGGCTCATACTAAATAGATTTCTAAGTTTGAAACGATAGCAATTAGTAGTGATAACAAAAATAGTATTATCCAATTTTTATAGTCTTTCATTTCTTCCCCTTTTCTTCTCTTAGTAATGCTAACTCTTCATAAGATTTTTTAACAATCCAAATAGCTAGTTCTAAATCTTTTTGACTTGGTAATGGTAATTCATCGTCTATTAGTCCATTGAGAGTTTTTATTTCTTGGTAATAGTTAGGGTTTCTTTTTTGCAGCTTAACTACTTCTTCTATTTTCATTGTTTTCTCCTTTTTTTATTATTAGCTTCTCTTGTCATATCATTCTCCAAACCAAACCATTCTTCAACAATAACTTTTTTAAGTTCTGCATCAGACATATCTGTATTGTTGGACAATAATTCAATGTGTTGTGGCTTAACAATTAAAGTTGCATACCTATGATACTTCTCTTCAGTAAATTTAAAATGATAGCTAGTACCATAATAAATCCATTCATCATTTATTCTTTCTGCGTTGCTCACTGTGATAGTTCTCCTGAATTGTGTAATTGTAAAATATATTTTGCCCTTGCAACAGGGTCGGCAATGTACAGCGTGGATACCAATACATTGCCTTCATAACCTTCAATGCAATTGTCTTGTACTTTGTAGATTACTGACATAGCTGGATTAACTCCCATTCATCCCAAGATACAATCTTAGGATGCAAATGGTCATGTTGTTGTTTTTTTCTTTCCAGCAATAAATCATTGTTGGACTTAACGTGTAAGACATATTTGTTGGTGTCTTGCCATTTAACTATTAGTGCTTTCATTGTTTTCTCCCTAAAAATTTATCAATTCTATGTATCTGCTTTTCCATAGCCTGAACAAATTCTTTTTTTTCTTTTTTGGTCATAGCTTCTAACTGTTCATCTTCTATACTAATCCAATGAAACATATCTTTGATAAGTTCATTATCTAAGTTATCCCAATCTTCGTAGTAGTTGCCATCAGCATCTTTATTTTGTAGACCTGAACCAAATATATGTTCAAGCCATAAACCAACGCTAAGTTGTACAGTTTCTTTTGCTAACTTATTAGCAGTAGTTTTTTTATCTTCGTAATTTTTAAACATAATTTTCTCCTTAGTTGTTTATTACAAGTTTCATTTAAAACTATTATCAAAAAAAATACAACAATTATTTTAAATATATTTTATAAATAATAGTTGTAAATCTCTAAAAAATCATTAATATAATAGGTATAATTTATAAAAAAGGAGAAAATTATGACAGAACTTACCAACAAACAAATACAGCTAATAAAAGAAGTTTCTTCGTATGTGCAAGTTGAAGATGTTTTAGATTTGAGAAACCTATCTGATGCAGAACTTAAGAAAGCTAAAAAAACTATAATCAACCAACTTAAAGAAGAAGCAAAGGCTTATGAGAAAGTTGTTATGAATTTAAGGGCATCAAGAACTAAGTTTGAATATGCAATCAAAGACCAATTAGAAAGAAATAAAGTACAAAAAAAAATAGAAGATATGGCAAGATAGGAGAAAAAAATAACAGAAAAAGCCACTCGAAAGGGTGGCTTTTTTTTACAATTATTGTTGACAAAAAAATAATTAATAGTTTATGGTGTCACTTCATGGAGAAAAACTAAATGACAGAACAACTAAAAAATGGACATTATCGCTTAGAAGATGACGTTCACTTTCAGGATTTCTGTACTAATATCTGGCTTCGTTATCTAACAGA